CCCCCACCAGAGGGCCTGGAGGCGTCTCCAGCGCCCCCAGGCGGGCCACCGGGCATGGAGCCACCACCTCCGCCCGGCGGGCCTCCTGGCGCCCCTGGAGGGCCGCCTGCGCCCCCTTCGCCGGGCGCGGTGGGCGGCCCTCCAGGCGGGCCTCTCCCCCCTGGCGGACCGCCCGGCCTGTTCTCTCCCGGCGCCCCCATGCCCCTCACCGACTGCCGGGTCCGCCGCACCCGCCAGAGGCGAATTCTCAAAGTGATGGCGGTCCCGCCAGAGGAATTCCTGATCTCGCGCGAGGCCAGGGACGTCCTGACCGCGCGCTACGTGGCGCACCGGACCACGCCGACCGTCTCGGAGCTGATCGAGCGCGGGTATGACCGCGAGCTGGTGGAGGAGCACGCCAGCCCCGACGCGGAGGCCCGCAACGAGGTCCGCTCCAGCGAGGCCCGCCAACGCAACCCCGGCCTCAAGGACGGCGACCCGGACGGCGGCCCTGACATCTCCACGTGGCGCGTCCCCCACACCGAAGCCTGGGTCCGCCTCGACGCTGACGGCGACGGGGTGGCGGAGCTGCACCGCATCTGCACCGTGGGCCACGACAGCCCCGAGATCGCGTCGGACGAGATCGACGCCGAGGCGCCGTTCGCCGTCCTCAACGCCATCCGCCTGCCGCACGCCGCCGTCGGCTACGCGATAGCGGACCAGACCATCGACCTGCAGGACATAAAAACCTCAGTCCTGCGCTCGATCCTTGACAGCCTCGCCCAGGCGATCTTCCCCAGGACCGCCGTGGTCGAGAACGCGGTCACGATGGACGACGTGCTAAACAACGAGGTCGGCGCCATAATCCGGATGCAGGCGCCCGGCATGGTCCAGCCGCTTGCGGAACCATTTATCGGCGGTCCCGCTCTACAGGTTATGCAATATCTGGACGAGATGCGGGCGCAACGGACCGGCATCTCCCGGCAGAGCCAGGGCCTGGACGCGAACGTCCTTCAATCCACTACCAAAACGGCCGTTTCCGCGTCGGTGGAGGCCCAGCAGGACCGCGTCGAGCTGATCGCGCGGACGTTCGCGGAACTGGGGATCAAGGACGTCTTCAAGGGCCTCCTCCGTTACGTTATCCGCCATCAGGACAAGGCGCGGGTGGTCCGCCTCCGCAACCAGTGGGTCAGTGTCGATCCACGGTTCTGGGACGCGGAGATGGACGTCAGCGTGAACGTCGGCCTGGGGCGCGGGACGGATGAGACGCGCATGGCGTTCCTGGCGACCATCGGCCAGAAGCAGGAGCAAGTGTTGCAGATGTTCGGGCCGGGCAACGCTCTGGTGTCCATCGGGCAACTCCGCGAAACCTACGCCGAGATGCTCCGGATCATGGGGTTCAAGAACCCCGACCGGTTCTTCAAGGTGGTCACGCCGGAGCAGGAGGCCATGCTGCAGCAGCAGATGGCCCAGAACAAACCGCCCGACCCCAACCAGATGCTGGCGGACGTCGAGAAGGAGAAGACCAAGGCCAAGACGCAAGTGGACATGGCCCAGCAGCAGCTCGACCTCGCCAAGGCCAAAAACGACGACGACTTCCGCCGGGACCAGCTCGACGCGGACGTCCTCCTGCGGGCGGCCGAGATACAAGCCAAGTATGGCACCCAGGTCGATGTCGCATCGATCAAGGCGGCGCTGGACACCGACCGCGACATCCTGGCCCAGCAGCACGAGGCCCAGATGCAGCAGCTCAAGCAGCAGGGCCAGATGCAGAGCCAGGACGCCGACCTCCGGGGCCGCCTCCAGCAGGCCGCGATGGGCCACGTCGCGGGCGCCGCGATGAAGAACGCCGACATGGCGAACCAGGGCGACATCGCCACCCAGCGCGCCAACACCCAGGTCCGCACCGGCCTGATCCGGGAGGCCCTCCGGGCGCCCCCGATGGGCACTCCGCCCGGCGCGAAGCCTAACGGCGCGGGCGGCCCCGCCCTGCCCCCGATGGACCCAGGAGGCCCGGAATGAGCGGCACCACCGGCACCGTCCTCGACCCGCGCACCGTCGCCCCCCTCCCCCAGTATGGCCAGCAGACGGGCGGCCCCCAGTCCGCCAACCCCAACGCGGCGGGCTACACCCCGCCCCACCAGGGACCGGTGGCGCCCGGCACGCCCTACACCGGCCCGCAGCCCCTCTTCGCGGGCGGCTACAACACGCTCGCGCCCTCCGACTACGCCAACTACAAGGCCTCCCTGCAGGCGCCCGACCCCAACTGGGTCGCGCCCCAGCAGCAACAGCTCCCTGGCCTGATGGACGCCGACCCGGCGATGTTCGACCCGGACAAGCTGCGCGGCGCCTGGAGCGGGGGCGAGGGCGGCGGCGGCAACGGGGGAGGCCAGCGGTGACGCCAGACGGCGCCCTCCTCGACCAGCCCCAGGCCTGGGGCGGCTCCCTCTTCGGGGACACGCCGCAGCCCGGCGGCGACTGGCGCGACACCGTCGCCCCGGAACCCTCCCCGGCCCAGGCCTGGGACGTCAACTCCAGGGAATACCGGGAGTGGCTGGAGCGCGACCGCCAGCGCCAGATCGCACTCGGCCACCTCGACCCCGAGACGGGGCAGATGACCGACGCGGGCCGGGACGCCCAGCGCGAGGCGATCACGGGCGGGTTCACCCCCGGCGACGTCGGTGCCGCCGCCGGGATGATCAAGGCGTGGCACGGCAGCCCGCACATCTTCGACCGTTTCGACTTCAGCAAGATCGGGACCGGGGAAGGCAATCAGGTCTTCGGCCACGGCGGCTACATCGCCCAGGCGCGAGCTGTGGCGGAATACTACCGGAACGCCCTGTCCAAGGCGCGGGGCCTCACCGGGGACATCACCATCGACGGGGTCCGCATCCCGCGCGAGCAGGCGACCAGGGGGCAGCAGCTCGCGGGCGGCGCCCTCAAGTGGAAAGACCCCGACAGCGTCCTCGCACAGCTCAAGCCGACCGACTTCACCCCCGGCCCCGCCATCGAGGAGGCCCGCCAGCTCCTGTCCCAGGGCCGCGTCGGCCGGGCCGAGCCGGGCGCCCTGTATGAGGTCGGGTTCGACGCGGAACACCCGCAGCTCCTCGACTGGAACAAACCCCTATCGGCACAGTCCCCGGAGGTGTTGGCGAACCTTGAGCGCACCGGGTGGATGGGCAAGGCCCGCCAGTATTTTCAGGACAACCGGAAGCTCTTCCCCAATCCGACCGGCGAGGACTTCCACGACTACCTCACCCACGGCCCCCCGAAGATCAAGGCCAAGGCGATAGCCCAGCGCCTCGACAAGGCTGGCGTGCCAGGTATTCGTTACCTTGACGCATCATCTGTCCGTGAGGGCGGCGGGACCAGCAATTTCGTGGTCCTGAACGACAAGAAGCTGCAGATCATGCGGATGCTGGGCCTCGCGGGGACCACGGCGACCGGAGCCGGGGCGGCGCTCCCCAGCCTATTTGGTGATGACCCGGAACAAGCGGGGTTGATGTAGATGGGCCTCCTCATGCCTGACGACGAGGACGAGCTGCTGCGGCGTTACGCCAGCAACCCCATCGGCACCAGCCGCATGGGCGAGCAGTCCATGTATGGCAGCGACGGCCGCCCCTTCGACCCCCTGGTGGGGACCGGCGAGCCGGGGCAGGCTATGCTCACGGAGGGCCAGCGCGAGGCGATCAAGCAGGGGTCCATCGAGCTGTTCCAGAACGCCGCGATGGCGGCCCCCGGCGTGCGCGGCCCCCAGGCGCCCGGCGCCCCCGGCGGCCCGGTCACTGCAGCTCGTGTGCGGACCCGGTCGGCGGCGGCTGGTCCTGACGGGTGGCCGGTCGGCTACCGCCCTGGCGGAGGCCCCGGCGGCGTCCGGGGTGGCGCCCCTTACACCTCCGCCCCCGACCCGGAGGCGGGCCTGCTGGGGCCAGCTCCCGTCGCGCCGGAGCCGCCGCTCTACGACGTCGGCCACAACCAGTCGCCCTACAACATCAAGACCGGCAAGCCGAAGGCGGGCATGACGGTCGGCAAGATGGGCGCCAACAGCGACACCCAGCTCGCGGACATCGGCATCCCCGCCTACCACGAGATCGTCCCGTCGCTGGCCACCGGCCCGCTGGACCCCGAGAGCCTGAAGTCAGGCAGCCCGGTGCGGCCGGGTCAGGTGATGGACCTCTCCAACACGTGGCAAGACCCCCGCCTTCCGGGGTCCGGTCCCGCCGACCGGATCGACCCCAATGCCGGGAAGCGCCGGGGCCTGCCGGAGCACATCCAGCAGATCACCACGGACCCGGAGCTGCGGGCGAAGCTGCGGACCGCCGCCGAGGCGGGCATCAAGGCGGGCGGGGCGTATTGGTATAACGCGGAACCCCTGCGGGCGCAGTTCATCTCCGAGCTGGGTCCGCAGGAGGGCGCCAAGCAATTCGACCGCTACATGAGCCTGATCTCCGCCGTCTCGGCGGGGTCGGAGGTCGGCCAGAACGTCCGGACGGCGAGCTACTACCTGAACCGCGAGCGGGCGGGTAACCCGGTGCAGCACCCGAAGACGGAGGGCGGCCCCGAAAGCCCCTACGGCCACAAGCTGCAGAACACCCAGTTCTGGGGCTACCGGGACATCACCGACCCGGCGATGTTCCGCGACGACGCCTGGAAGCCGGGCAAGATGCCCCCCGACGCGCGCAACCCGGACCCCGATGTCCGCCTGGGGAGCACGAAGCTCGACAGCCAATACCGGCCCAAGCGGTGGACCTTCGGGGAGAACCTGTCCGGGTCGCAGGAGGGCGTGACCGTAGACAAGCACAACATGCGTTTGATCGGGATGCTGTCCCAGAACCCCAACATGCTGAAGACGACGGAGGCGGCTGACGCCGACTACGAAGACCTGGGCGTGAAGAAGGGCGACAAGCGGAACTGGCAGAAGGAGGTGCTGGAGGGCCGCATCCCGATGTCGGAGGCGATCAAGTACCCGCATATGTGGAAGGACGTCCCGGAGGCGGCCCACTACGGCGCCCTGGAGAGCATGCAGCAAGACCTCGCCAAGGAGATGGGCATCAGCCCGGCGCAGCTCCAGGCGGCGCTATGGGTCGGCGGAGGGCGGGTGACCGGCCTGAAGAGCCTCCCGACCTCGTTCATGGGGATCGTGGAGAACCGCCTCGCCCGGACGGCGGCGGAGCGGGGGATCGAGCCGCGCGATGCGCTGAAGGAGTTCATCCGGGGTGGCCGCGCCCTCCTCACGCCCGCAGGCCTGACGGTCGGCGCGGGCCTGGGGGCGGGCGCGATGGAGGGCCTGCTTGGCCCCGGCACGCCAGAGGAGCGGACCTACTGATGAAACTACCCCACCAGAACCCCCACGCTGCCCTGGCAGGGGCGGAGCAGGCCGCCCTGGACGCCCAGGCTACCCTGGAAGACCCCGGCCTCCGGGCCGCGTTTAAACGCCTGCAGGAGCACTACCTGATGATGCTCCGCCAGACCAAGCCGGAGGACCGCGAGGGCCGGGAGGGCTGCTACTACCTGTTGCGGGCGCTCGACGTCCTGGCGACGGACCTCCAGCGGGTCGTGACCAATGTCGAGTTCGACCGGCGGAGCTACCGCCGGATCATGCGAGAGGAGCAAACCCAATGAGTGCGACAACCACGCCCGGCAACCCGGCGGCTACGGATGCCGGATCGGGCATGGCATCGGCGGAGACTGCCATCAGCCGCATCCTGGCCCGCGACAGCGGACAACCGGGCAGGGCATCGAGGCAGGACGCACCACGCCAAGCGCCCGCCCCCAGGGGGCAGGATCGCGGGGCGCCGCCCGAAGCCGAAGCCAATCCTGTTGAGGCGTTGCACAGCGACGAGGAGGAGGCCCCCGAGGCCGACGACGAGGAGCTGCCTGAAGAGGGAGAGGCGGAGGAACCCGAGGAAGAGGAAGCCGAAGGGGAGGAAGCCGAAGCGGAGCCTGTCTTCACCATCAAGATCAATGGCAAGACAGAACAGGTGCCGCAGAGCGAGCTGCTCAGAGGCTACCAGCGCCACCGGGACTACACGCAGAAGACGATGGCATTCGCTGAATACCAGCGGGCCTTCGCGGAGCACGAGCAGGCCGTGCGGGTCGAGCGCGCCCAGTATGCGGAGCTGATCCCAGCTCTGATGCAGCGCATCCAGACCCTGACGGAGCCTAACATCGACTGGGACCGCCTCTACAACGAAAACCCCCACGCCTACGTGCGGGAGTTTGCCAAGCAGCAGGAGCGTCAGGCGCAGCAGCAGGCTGCTGCCGTCGAGATGCAACGGGTGCAGCAAATCTCAGAGCAGGAGGCACGCCAGGAGCGCGCCCACCTTCTTCGCCGTGAGCGTGAACTCGTTGGCGAGCTGGTGCCAGCCTGGAGGGACGAGGCCGCCTGGACAAAGGCCAAGACGCAGGCGAGGGAATACGCGGTCGATCTCGGCTACACCGACGCCGATATCCGCACTGTGACGGACCACCGGGCCGTTATGATCCTGTGGCAAGCCGCCCAGTATGCCGCGATGGCCAAGAGAGGCCGCGCCCTCCCGTCGCCCGCTCCGGTCCCCCAGGCGGCCCCGCCGTCCCCCGGCCCGCACCCGCTCCGGCGGCGCGTGACGGAACACACCCGAGCCAAGCAACGCCTCGCCCAATCCCACAGCATCCACGACGCGGCTGCTGTCATCCGTGGCCTCCTTTGAGGGACAATCACCATGCCTAAAGTCACAAACGCCTTCACGACCTATCAGGCGAAGGGCAATCGCGAGGACTTGGCTGATGCCATCTTCAACATTGATCCTGTCGATACCGTATTCATCTCGATGTCGCAGACCCGGTCGCTGAAGAACGTCATGTTCGACTGGCAGACCGAAAAGCTGCCAGCGGTGAACCAGAACAACGCCGACGTGGAAGGCTTCCAGCTCACCCGCGCGGCGTCCCAGCCGACCGTCCGCATCCACAACATCGCCCAGATCAGCCACCGCGATGCCACCGTCTCGGGCACCCAGGACAACGTGGACGCGGCGGGCAAGTCCGGGGAGATGTCCCACCAGATCGCGCTGAAGGGCAAGGCCCTGAAGCGGGACATGGAGGCGGTCCTGCTGTCGGGGCAGGCCTACAACGCGGGCGTGGACGACACGGTCGCGCGCACCACGCGCGGCATGGAGCACTGGATCACGACGAATGCTTTCTATGGCGCAACGGGTGCAAACCCCGTGTCGGAGACTGCGCCGATCACTCCCGGCACGCCGCGCCAGTTCAGCGAGATGATGCTGGCCGACGCCATCCAACAGACCTACGATGGCGGCGGCGAACCCGACATCCTGCTGATGGGGTCTTACAACAAGCGGGTCTTCTCGACCTTCATCGGTCGGCGCAACTCCCGCGTGGCCATAGACCAGGGCGACATCGACGCGGCGGCCGACTTCTATCTGTCCGACTTCGGGGAGATCAAGGCCCTGCCGTCGCGCTATATCTCCAAGCCGACCGTGATCGGGTGGGACAAGGAATACACGAAGGTCGCCTACCTCCGGAAGATGGAGAAGATCGACATCGGAACGATTGGTGACGCGACCACCAAGATGATCCTGTCCGAGTATGGGCTGGAGATGTCGAACGAGGCGGCACACTTCAAGATCGCTGACCTGACCTACAGCGGTCCGATCACGCTCCCGACCGGCCTGGAGACGCGGACAGTGCCGGGCGCCCAGATCGGCGGCATGTATGGGACGGCGGCTACCGGCCTGGAGCCGGGGCAGACGGCGGGCGAGGCCAAGGCCGACGCCAAGGCGAAGGCCGACGAGGCCAAGGCCGAGGCTGCCGCGAAGAAGGACGACAACGGCAAGCACGGCAAGGGCGCCGGGTTCTGACAGAAGGGCGGCGGGGGCAACCCCGCCGCATCCCACCGATGGGCCTCAAGATACTCCTCGACGCGTGGGGCGGCATCATCCGCTCCATCGAGACGGCGCCTGGGAACGATGGCGAGCTGATCGTCAAGGACGAGCAGGACGCGTCAGCGATCCTGCGCGCCAACTCCAGGGACGCCGACATTGACCAGACCGGCAGTCACTTCCGGCTGGTGGCGCGCGTGCCTAAGCCGATCTGGGACTTGGCGGCGCGGGAAGGCTGGGTCCACGACATGGCAAAGTGGAAGGCCTTCCTGAACGACCCCGACAACAAAGCGTTCCGCATCTGGCCAGGGAGGCTGTAATGGCGTTGCAGGACTACAACGACCTCCTGACCGCGATCCCGCGCTGGCTGAACAAGCGCGCTCTGGACGGCATGGCGGCGGACTTCATTGCGCTGACCGAGAGCGACTTCCAGTCCAAGCTCCGGACCCGCGAGATGATGGTCACCGTCGAGGCGCCGGTCACGTGCGCGTCGGTGAACCTCCCGCTCGACTGGCTGGACGCCACGCGCCTCTGGATCGGCGGCTCCCCCAGGGCGCTCGACTTCGTCACCCCCGACACGATGCCGGAGCTGCGGGCGCGCTACGGCGGCGCGGAGGGCGTGCCCACCCACTACGGCCTGATCGACAACGTGATCGAGCTGGTGCCGGTCCCGGCCAGCGAGTGCTCGTTGTGGATGACCTACTACGCCAAGGTGCCGACCCTGTCGGTGGACGCGCCGACGAACTGGCTCACCCAGCGCGACATCGGCGTCTACCTGTATGGCGCCCTGGTGCGCGCGGCTCCATACCTGATTGACGACGCCCGCGTGGCGACGTGGAACAATGAGTTCAGCGGGCGCGTGCAGGCCCTCAATGCCGCTTCCCAGGTGGCCCTCCACTCCGGCGGCCCCCTGGTGCGGCGCCACCGGGGATATCGGTCTGGCTACCGTCCTGCGGCCTGGGGGGCGGTGGTGTGAGCGGCACTCTCCTCACCTACGGCGCATTCTCGGACTATCTGGAGAAGGCCCTCCTGAAGCACGTCTTCGGGGCAACCGCGTATACCCGCCCCACAGGCCTCTGGGTGGCCCTCTACACTACCCCCTCCACCGATGCCGCCCCAGGCAACGAAGTGCTGCCAGCGGTCGGCTACGCCCGCGTGGCGGCCACGTTCGTGGACGCCCCCGACCAGCTCGACGGCTCCAGCGCGATGTGGAACTCCACCGTGCTGCAATTCCCGGTGGCCACCGCCGACTGGGGCATCGTCACCCACTGCGGCATTCACGACGCCGCCACGGCCGGGAACCTCCTCGCCTCCGGCCAGCTCGCGGTGCAGAAGCAAGTGGACCTGGGGGACGCGGTCAGGTTCGCGGCCAACCAGTTCATGATCGCGTTGCAGTAGATGGCCTACGGCACCCGCCCCTACGGGACGTTCCACTACGGGTTCGGACCCTACTCGGTCTGGCGCAAGGTGGACGCGGGCGTGCGCCTCCAGAGCATCTCCGCGCAGGCGGCCCTGCTGTCGAACCCGGTCACCCACCTGATCGTGGCGGGCCTGGGGGGCGTGTCTGGTGTCTCCCCCCGCCTCTACCTCGACGGGCTGGTGAAGGTCGGCCCGATGACCGGCCAGAGCGGCATCTACCCCAATCTGCGCCTCTACTGGGAAGACGAGCCTGCCAGCGAGTGCGGCGACGAATGGACCCCCGGCGTCCCCTGCGAGCCGGTCTGGACGCCTGCCGCCGCTGCCGATGCCGCCTGGGCGGCGCCCGCCTCCTGCACGGTCACCTGGGGCGGGCAGGCAGGCGAGGACGTGCCGTGGGCGCCGCTACCGGCGCCGCCATACCTGTGCCCTGAACTGGAGGCTGTCGATGGCTGATACATTCACGCCCAGCCTCAATCTGTGCAAGCCTGAAATAAACCAGAGCGCGCAGACCTGGGGCATCAAGCTCAACTCCGATATGGACTTGATTGACACCTTCGCTGCCAGCATGAAGACCTTTCAGAACGGCAACGACGCCCGCATCCAGGCCCTGATCAACGCGGCGATCCTGGCCGCCTTCCCGCGTGGCTGCATCATCGCCTGGAGCGGCGGGGCGGGCGCCGTCCCGGCGGGCTGGCTGCTGTGCAACGGGGCGAACGGGACACCCAACCTCGCGGACCGTTTCATTCTCGGCAACGTCGGCAACCGGGCGAACTGGGAGACGGGCGGCGACTTTGGCCATAACTCCGTCACCGACGCGCAGGGCTATCACAGCCACAGCGGTATCACCGGGGATACCGCGATCACCCTGGCGCAGATGCCGTCGCACCAGCACGGCGGCAGCACGGATGGGCAGGGCGCGCACCAGCACACCGTCTCCGCCGGGCGGGTGAACATCGGCGGCTGGTGGGTCGGGGGCAATCAGAACACCACCTTGATCGAGACAGGCATCGCCACCGATGTGCAGGGTAACCACGCCCACAATTTTGCCACCGACTGGCGCGGCAGCGACCAGGGGCACCATCATGCCGTGTGGGCTGATGGCAGCCACCAGCACAACGTCACCGTGTCGAATGTGCCGCCATACTTCTCCCTGGCCTACATCATGAGGGCGTAACGATGGCCACGCTCACTCCGATCCTGGGCCTGTCCAAACCTATTGTCGGCGCGGACGACGACATCTGGGGAAATATGTGGAACCAGAATGCCGACATTCTGGACGGGCTGGTCAAGCCGGTCGATCTGGCGCCCTACCTCCTGAAGGCGGGCGGGACGATGACCGGCCCGCTGACCCTGTCGGCCAATGCCGTGAACGCTCTGCACGCGGTCCCGTTCCAGCAACTGAACTCCGGCCTCGCCACCAAGATCGGAGACGCGCCCAACGACGGCGGCTACTACGCCCGCCGCAACCTGGGCTGGGAGCCGTCGCCCGGCTCCGCGATCAATCAGGACGCGCCCAGCGATGGGTTCGCCTATGGCCGCAGGAACGCATCCTGGGACAAGACGCTGCGGCTGGCGGGCGGAACGATGACCGGCGACATCGTGCTGAAGGGGGACGCCACGGCGGCCCTCAATCCCGTTACGTTGCAACAACTGACGACGACGGCGGGCGCATACCTCCCCCTGGCGGGCGGCGCGACTACGGGCGCGGTGGGTGTCGGTGTTCCGCTTATCGCGGGCCTCCCGGCGGCGGCACTCATTACGAACGACGTTTATATTCACGGCACGCTGGGGTTCAATACGGCCTGGATAAGTACTGGCACGCCGGGGTGGAAATACCTCACCGCTGGAAATGCGGGGATTATCTCCTTCGATCCCGCCGCCGCCACGCCCGGCATCGGGTTCTATATCGGGCCAGCAGGCGCGGCGGGGGCGGCGGCGTCGATGCCAAATGCGGCGTATATGTCAGCGACAAGCTTCGTCGCGACCGGCAGCATCACCTCCGGCACCGCCGTCATCGCTGGCACCCACATCTATTGCGGCGGCACCCTGCTGATCAACCCGGCCAATAGTTGGGAGTGGTATTTCGCGCGGGACGGCAGCGGCAACCACATCCACAACCATCGTGCGAATTGGTATGATATGTGGAACGGCGCCGATGGGAAGCGGTCCTGGGCCAGCCCCAGCGGCGACTGCATGACGCTTGACGGCAGCGGCAACTTTGTCGCCAGGGGCAACGTCCAGGGCGCGTGGGTCTACTCCACCGGTCAGGTCCGAGCCGACACTTCCTCCGTCGCCTACGGCCAAATCATTAGCTACGGGCAGCGGGTTTCGGCCGAGGGATCAGGCGAGCCGTCCGTCTTCATGCATCGCCCAGGCGCTTACGCCGCCGGAATGCTGCTCAACGGCAGCAACCAGCTTCTGTTTGCCAACATGGGCGGCGGCGGCAACTGGCAGGCTACACTCGGCTACTTCGACACGTCGGGGAACTTCTGGGCGACTGCCGCCCTGACCGGGAACTGGATACATTCCACCGGCAGCATGCAAATCGATGGCGACGCAACTGTGAACGGCCGCATCACCGCTAACTACATACGCGCGACCGACAGCATCATGTGCGACAGTGGCAATTTCTTCATTGGCAACAATCAAGCTTACCGGTTGCAGCGCGAGAGTTGGTCTGGCAGCTGGGTGTTCTACGATAACAATACATGGAACTTCCAGGTCAACTCCAACGGTGACGCGCAAACGCGGATGACGCACTACGCGCAGGATCACTTCTGTCGCAATGCCCTTCGCACAGGCAATGACTGGAACTTTTATCTGGGGCCGGGCGGGGGTGGGCGGCTGCTCCAGTTTGCGGGCAACTGGTATCAGCAGTGGAATAGCAGCAACGGCGAGTATGCTTGGTATGCCAACGGCGGCTGGATGTTCGGCCAGCGGACCTCCGACTGGCTGTGCTGGAACGGCACTGGCCCGGTCGGCGGCTACGGCGCCTATCAGAACTTCTCCGACGCGCGCGGCAAGACCGACATCACGCACACCGAGGTCGGCCTGCCGGAGGTCATGCGGATGAAGCCCGCGCGGTTCACCCGCAAGTGGAAGCCTGAACTGATCACTGGGCGCACATTCCCTGACGGGCGCCCCCAGCCAGACTTCATTCCGCGTTCCGAGATCGGGTTCATCGCCCAGGAATTGCAGGAGGCGCTCCCCGAGGCCGTGGTCGAGGTCGCCGACTTCGTGGACGGCGAGGCGCGGCTGATGATGACGCTGGACCCCATCGTCGCCGCCCTGGTCAACGCCGTGAAGACCCTCAATGGCCGCCTCGTCAAATTGGAAGGACGCCACTAATGACCGCAACCATCATCTCCACGACTGGCAACTTCACGTTCGGGGCGATGACGACCCAGACCGTGTCCCGCCTGATCGCCACGCACACCCAGATGGGCCGCCTGCGGGACGCCATCGCCACCGCAAGCTCCGGCTACACCGGCACCCCCGGAACGGAGTTTGAGGCGCCGCAGCCGGGGGGCATGGTGGGGCCGCTTACCGCCAATAACCTCTTCGGGGTGATGCCAGACCCGGCGGAGCCAGGGCGGGCGGGCACCGACTACGCCTACGCCGTGAACAGCCTGGAGGCCGCCTGGGCGACATTCTGGACGGCGGCCGAGCCGTTCATCGAGCAGCTCGACAACGGGGGGACATCAATGTGATCGATGCACTCGTTTACATATTGATACTATGTTTGATCTTTGGTGTCATCTACTACGTCCTACAGATGCTGCCCCTGCCGCCGCCGTTCGCTTTGATCGTTCAGGTGATCCTGGCGCTGGTGCTGGTGCTGCTACTCTTGGACATCCTGCTTGGCGGGCGCTACGTCGGCCTGGGGCCGCTCCGGCGACCATGACAGCCCGCGCTCCAGCAACTCACGGACGGCGGCGGCGCGGCTGGTCAGGCGCCGCGTGTGCCAGTATTCGTCTATGCGCTCCGCCAGGGCGTCTGATATCCGCAGCGGCATTGTCACGAATGTGTCCATGCATCGGATGATATCACATGAGCGACCGAGCACTCTACTACGTCATTATCGGTTTGATCTGGGCCGCCCTGCTGACGGCGGGGAAGACGCTGTGAACCCGCGCGGGGTCCGGTGGGCGTGGAACGAGGGCGGGCGGGGACTGACCGTGTCCGTCTACCGGGACCACGCGGTCCGGGTCTATCTGGCCGGGTGGGTGTTCTGGCCCTGGGGGCGGCGATGACCCAGGGCGAGACGATGCTGGTCAACCTCTCCGACCGGCTCATCCGCGCCCTGCCGCCTGCGTTCCTGCTGCTTGTTATCCTGAACATCGTCTTCCTTGGTGTCGCCAGCTACGTCTTCGCCCACAACACCGAGGTTCGCAACACGATGATCACCAAGATCATCGATACCTGTTTACAGAATAGGAGCTAACATGAAGGTCGAACTAACCCAGGCTGAATGGCAGGCGGTCCTCACCCTGCTGGCGCGGTCCCCCTATCAGGAGGTGGCGCAGCTCATCCAGAGCATCGCGCAGCAGCTCCAGCCCGCGCAGAAGCCAGACCCGGTCGAGCGCCCCAGCTTCGTGGCGGTGGACCGTGGCTAAGGGGGTCGGGGGCTTCAAGCCGCCAATGCTCGCGCCCAAGATGCCGAAGCAGGCCTCCCTGCCCAAGCAGCAGGCCCTGCCGAAGGCCCTCTCCATCGCGGCGGCCAAGGCGCCGACCGTCAAGGTTAAGGCAGTGAAGCTGCCCAAGGTGTTCACGTCTGGACCGATGAAAGGCCTGGGCAAGCTATGACCCTGTCTCCCCTCAAATTCCCGCCCGGCATCGCCCGCGTTGGCAGCGACGGGATGCAGAGGGGACGCTGGTGGAACGCCAACCTGATCCGGTGGCGTAACGGCGGGCTCGTGCCGGTGGGCGGCTGGGTCCGCCTCACCAGCGCGCCCATCGCCTCGCCCGCGCGCAAGATGCTGGCCTGGAGATCGGGCCTCGACATCCGCTACCTCGTGATCGGCACCGACACCCAGCTCCTCTTGTTCGATCAGGACAAGATACTCGACAAGACCCCGGCGGGGTTCGTTCCGTTGCCGCCGATCAACGCCGGGGGCGGCTTCGGCACCGGGCCGCATAACTATTCGACCTACTCGACCCCGCGCGATGCGGGCGCCTTCGGCCCCGGCGGCAACCCTTACGCGCGGGCGCCGACGTGGACCATCGATACGTTTGGCGAAGACATCATGGCGGTCGCCAGCTCCGATGGCCGCCTCCTGCATATGTCCCCCAACAGCACGACCACGGCGACCTTCGACGCCCTGGCGGTGCCCATCGCCAATGCGCCCCTGAACAATCGCGGGGTGATCGTGACGGAGGAGCGCCACGTGATGCTCTTCGGCGCGGGCGGCAAGCCGCGCGGGATCGCGTGGTGCTCGCGCGAGGACTTCAATAATTGGACCTTTACCGATCCGAATAATACGGCAGGCTTCCTTGAGCTGGACTGCCAAGGGGTGTTCGTCAACGCGGTAAAGGTCCGGGGCGGCATCCTCCTGTGGACGGAGAAGGAGCTGTGGATCGCGCGCTACGTCGGGCTGCCCGCCGTCTACGGTTTCGAGCGGGTGGGCCAGAGCTGCGGCCTGATCGGACCCAACGCATTCGCCTCCGCCGCAGGCAGCGCGATCTGGGCCGGTTCGGGCGCATTCTGGACCTACACGAATGGAACGGTTCAGCCTGTGCCCTGCGACGTTTCGGATTACTTCTTCCGCCGGGCGCTCCCCGAGAGCCTGTCGGCACGCATGGTGGGCGGCGCCAACGGGACGTTCCCGGAGGCTTGGTTCTTCTTCCCCGAGGACATCGGAACGGAGAACACCGCTTATCTGGTCTACAATTATTTGGAACACTGGTGGTCCATCGGCAAGCTTGGCCGGTCCGCCATCGACGGCTCCGGGGTCTGGCCGACGCCGCTCATGGCCGGAACGGACCAGCACATCTACCAGCACGAGACGGGGTGGACCGCCGCCGGGGAGACGCGGGCCGGGCAGGTATTCATCGAGAGCGCCGCCCAGGCGGGGCCAGCCAATGGCGACCGCATCATGCACGTGGTGGGGGCGCAGCTCGACAACGGGACGTCCTACGACTGCACCACGTTCTCCGCGTTCACCCGGTCCACCGCCGACGACCCGGTCGAGTATTTCGAGGGGCCGTTCACGCCTTACGACGACGGGTGGGTGGAGTGCCGGTTCTCCGGCCGGGACATCCGCTTCCGCCTGGAACAGGTGGAGGACGAACCCTGGACCGTGGGCGAGATGCGCCTGGACGTGGTGCCTGGGGGGCGGCGATGAACCCCAACATCCCCCACCCGATGGAGACGTCCTTCAATGTAACGTGGGGGCAACGTCTGGTGGACACGCTCCACCTCGCGTTCAATCGCGTCCTCTCGACCGAGACGGCCTCCCCCTTCGCCCTCCTCATCGCGCAGGATGGCGGCGTCTGGAAGGTGACCGTCTCCAACGCCGGGGCGATCACCACCGTCAAGATGGCCAAGGGGAAGCCGCTATGATCGGAGCACGCGAGCAGAGGCTCCTAGACCGCCTGGAGAAGGCCCTGGCAGTCCGGGGCACCCAGACTGTCAACGACGTGATACAAGCCGCCAGGGACGGCAGGGCGCAGCTCTGGGAGGGGGGTTCCCTCCTGCTGGTGACCGAGGTCGAGGACTACCCGCTCTACCGGGTGCTTCGTTACGCGAGCGTGGCGGGGGACATGAACATGGAAGACCTCAACGCCCTGCAGGCCCGCGCCGACGCCTGGGGCCGCGAGCAGGGCTGCATCAGGGCGGAGGCCATCGGGCGGCCGGGCTGGGACCGGCACGCGAAGGACTGGCTCCCCAACTGGGAGCGCATCGGTTCATTCTGGATGAAGGATTTGCGGCAATGAGCAGCGGCGGCGGCGGATCGCAATCGACCAAGGTGGAGCTGCCCGCGTGGATCGAGAACGCGGGGCAGGCGAACCTGGGCGCGGCCCAGAACTATGTCGCGAACACACCATACGAGGCCTACGGCGGGCAGCGCACGGCCGACCGCAACGCGGACCAGAACGCCGCCGGGGATGCGATCCGGGGCATGCAGGGCCAGACTGGCAATCTCCTGGCGGGCCTGGGGGGTCAGGCCCAGCAGCTCGCCAACAGCAGCAACCCCTACACCGCCCAGCAGATCACGCCCCAGACCCTGGCCGGAACGGATTTGCAACCATACATGAACCCCTTCACCGGGGAGGTGGAGGCGAACGCCCTGAAGGCCCTGGAGAGCAGCCGCCAGGGCGCGCAGAGCCAGCTTCAGGATCAGTTCCTGTCCTCCAAAGCCTTCGGCGGGAGCAGACAAGCCCTCCAGAGTGCCGTGACCGATAGCCTAGCCGCACAGAAAGCGGGCGACCTCTCGTCGCAGCTCCGGCAGGCAAACTTCACCCAGGCCCAGGCGGCGGCGACCGGCGACATCACCCGCAACATGCAGGGGCAACAATACAATCAGGCGGCCAATCTGCAGGCGGGCCTCGCCAACCAGCAAGACCTCTACAACAGGCAGACGCAGGGCCTGAAGATGGCGGGCGATATGTATGGCGCCGCGCAGAAGTCCAACATCGCGGACGTGGGTCTGCTGGACACGCTGGGCCAGGGCGAGCAGGCCCAGACCCAGGCGGGCCTCGACGTGAACTACCAGAACTGGCTGGAGAAGCAGGGCTACACGAAGAGCCAGATCGAGTGGATGGGCCAGATGATCGGCTCCAGCCCCGGCTCCCAGACCACGACGCAGACGAAGTCCGGCGGCGGCGGCAACGCGGCGGTGGGCGCCCTGGGCGGCGCGCTGTCGGGCGCGGCGGCCGGGTCGGTCGTTCCGGTATATGGCACAGCGGTGGGCGCGGTGGTCGGGGGCGT